GAAGTGGATACTGATGAAAAGAAACTATTAAAACTTAATATGAGCATGATAGATGATGTTGCTAAAACAGTATCAACATTTATGGATGACTACAGAGCAATGAATGAAGAAGACAGACCAAAAGTATTGTTTGTGATTGATTCGTTAGGTATGTTGTTGACTCCAACTGATGTTGATCAGTTTCAAAAAGGTGACATGAAGGGCGACATGGGTAGAAAACCTAAAGCACTTACATCACTTGTTAGAAACACAGTTAACATGATTGGTTCACACAATGTAGGACTTGTATGTACTAACCACACATATGCATCGCAAGACATGTTTGATCCAGATGATAAAATATCAGGTGGACAAGGATTTATCTATGCATCTTCAATTGTGGTTGCAATGAAAAAATTAAAACTGAAAGAAGACGCAGATGGTAATAAAATTAGCGAAGTCAAAGGAATCAGAGCTGGTTGTAAAGTGATGAAAACTAGATATGCTAAACCTTTCGAGGGTGTACAAGTTAAAATTCCATATGAAACAGGAATGAATCCTTATTCAGGACTTGTTGATCTTTTTGAAAAGAAAGGTATATTAGTTAAAGAAGGAAACAGACTTAAATATGTTGATTCTAAAGGAACAGAAACTAAAGAATATCGTAAAGTATGGGAAAGTGGTGGAGAACCATTGGACAATATTATGAAAGAGTTCAATAGTATTCCTGAACCTGTAGAAGAAACTAAAGAAACAAACACTAGCACGGTAGAGGAATAAGACATGGAAGGAAGTCAGATAGTTGAAATTTGGCAATTTTTCAAAGAGTACTTTGACAGGAAACAACCTGTTGAATTGATTGCTGAAAAATTTGTAGATTTAATGGCAGACTATGGCGTTGGAGACGATCAGTTTCAAGATGCCTTAGGTGCAGATGATAATCTAGACAAAGCAATCCAATATTATTTGGATGAAGAATCAGAAGAAGAGGATTATTAATGGCTGGATGGTATCAGAAAATAGCAAGAGATATTGGTGTTATACCTGATGCCATCAAGCATTATGAAGACGAGTTAATACAAGCAAAGTCAGAAATTAGAATACGTGGCAATATTGAAAAAGCATCAGCAGATATGCCCGGAATAGTTGAACAACGATTTAATCAATTACAAGAAATAGAAGCAATCCTACAATACATGAATATTGAATTGAGAAGATTACGTTCATCGCACTTTAAAAAATATTTAGAAAATTATCAAAGAGCATTATCCAGCAGAGATGTAGAAAAATACGTGGATGGTGAATCAGATGTTGTTGATTATGAAAAAATTATCAACGAATTTGCACTTTTAAGAAATAAATGGTTAGGCATTACAAAAGGACTGGATCAGAAACAATGGCAGATGACAAACATTGTTAAATTAAGAGTTGCTGGTATGGAAGACGCTTCTATATAACATATCACCAAAAAACATTCCAATAAATATTCAAAATGAACTTGAATATCCCATCATACATAATATCAATGAAAGGCGTTCCTGTAAGTGAATCACTCACAGAAGAATGTTTAAATTCTGCGAAAAAATTTGGAATAAATCCAGAAATATTTCCTGCAATTCATGGCAAACAGATAGATCATGAATGGAAAAAAAATAATTTGAAGGATTTTAAATTTAATCAAAGAATAAAAAAATTAAATCCAGGAGCAATAGGTTGTTTGATATCACATCTATTATTATGGAAAAAAAGTATCGAAATAAACAAACCTATATTGATTCTAGAACACGATGCACTGATAATCAGACCTATCCCACACAGTCTTGTTGCAAGATTTACAGAAGTGTGCAATCTTGATCGCCTAAGCAGACTGACCACAGACTACGACAACAAAGTACAGGAAAATAATGGAGAAGATGTAACTGTGTTTATGAAAAGACGACCAAATGTATCTGGATTAGAACTTTACAACAAAACTCACATAAAAGGTGCTCATGGTTACATTGTTAAACCACAAGGTGCACAAAGATTAGTTGATTGGGTATGGGCCGCTGGTGTATTAGCGGCAGATGTTTCGATTAACAGCATCAGTTGTTTATTGACTTACACAGATACCAGTTATTGCAGAATAAATCCTCGTTATTGGAATGCACAACGAATGAAAGGCACAAATTCATTCACCAGACCAACAGACAAAGACAAAAAAATGATGGAAGAGGCAAAAAATGGAATTCGATAAACTGCACATAGGTGGAGATTTGCCTATCAATAAGTCGCATGTGATTTATTTTAGTTGTGACCCAACATACTGGGCAGAACACGGACAATACCTAGCAAAAAGCACACTATCTGTAAACAAAAAGAATCTTGTACACGTGCATGTACATATGATTTATGAACATGATCAATCTCACAACTTAAAAAATCTAATACAAGATGAAAATATCACATACACATATGAAGTACACGATAAAGAATTTTATGATCAATTTATATTGGCAAAAGATCATCCAATGTTCAATCGAGGTCCAGAAATTTGTAACACAAAATCAGACAATGAATTGAAAAGAAAAATTTACCTATCCAGTGCTAGATTTTTTTATTTTAATAAATTTTTTGAAAAGTTTCAACATGTCTTACAACTGGATTCAGATGGATTGGCACGGGAACGCATACCTCTAAAAGAATTTAAATTAATTTCAACATGGCCCGCGGCAATGCGTAAACCCAAAGATCCCAGTGTGTACATTGCCAGTTGTGTAACACCTGGAATAGGTGAACCCGGTGATAAATTTAAAAAAGAATTATCACAAAACATGATTCAAGCATTTAAAAAGCCAATTTACTGGTTTGTAGATCAACACGTTCTAAAAGATTTATTAGATGCAAGAGAATTTGTGTCTATACCTTACAAATGGAACAGTTGGGGTCTTAAATCCGGTGGAGAAATATTCAGTACAGCAAAAGGTACAAAAAAATATGGCTTTAGATACAAAGCATTGAAATATGCATGGTTTGGTGATAAAGACAAATTAAAGTTTCACAAAAATATGGCAGATAAAGTAGAACTTGAAAAAATGCAACAAAAACTTAAAAAAAGAAATAAGAAAAATGCAAAATCCTAAAGGATATATTATACATTTAAAAAATCATCAAAATTCTGTTGAATGGGGTAATCATGCACTAACAACTGGACAAGAATTAGGTTGGAATATTGATTTATATGATGGAGTTGATGGTACAAAAGAAAAACTAGAAGATTATAATTTAAAAATTTATCCACATAATAAAAAATGTATAAGACTTTTATCAAGACCAGGAACACAGGGGTGTTTTCTCAGTCAATACAAATTATGGAACAAATGTGTTGAAGAAAATCAAGAAATTTGTATATTTGAACATGATGTTGTTTTCAAAAAAACGTTTTCGATAGACCAAAATTTTAATCATGTTCTAAAGTTCGAAGGATTTCAACCTGCTAAACCAATGCCAGTAGGACAATGGTGGGAAGGTGCTAGAGCATATTGTTTAAAGCCGGAAGGTGCCAAAAAAATTCTAAATTTTGTAAAAAATCAAGGAGCCATGCCTGCAGATTGGTGTATCAACAATGGTATTTTAGAAGTTGACTTCGATTTAAATAACAAAGTTACGTTCGACTCAAAAAAATTTAGTTTCACAAAGGATTTAAAATGAAAAGATTGATATTTCAAGTAAGTGTAGGTAAACCTAGCAAATTATACACAACTTGTATCAACAGTGTAGCAGAGTATTGTAAAAAATATTCAATAGATCACATAGTATTAACGGAACCGAAACTAAAGATAAGACCAGATCCTTCTAGAACAGGTAGAAGTTTACAAGCAGTGGAAAAATTAGGTTATATGCCTATCTACGAGAAAGAAAATGCTTTTGAGTATTTCGATAGATATGATCAGATTGCCATAGTGGACAGTGACATATACATAAAAGCAACTGCACCTGACATATTTTTAGACTTAACACAAGAGTATGACTTCGGTGGTGTGGTTGAAAGAGAACTACCATTGACGCCCAAATACAAAAACAAAATTACCAAATATTCACGCAGTGCTTTCACAAATTTAAAAGATGTTGACTGGTATTGGAATCATCTAGGTGCAGAATTTTACAACATGGGTCTGATGGTAATGAACAAATCATTTGCCAAATACCTTAAAGGTCAAACACCTAAAGAATTCATTACTAGACCAGAATTTAAAGACTTTGTCGATGGTGTCGGTTTTTATAAATGGAGCACAGACCAAATGTTATTAAACTGGTTTGTGAAAAAAGAAAAAATTAAATGTAAAAACATGGATTGGCGTTGGAACTCATTGTACACAGCAGTGACCAAAGAAAAACAACAAGAAAGTTTTTTCACACACTTCTTTTTAAGAGATCACTTACCAGAACGTGGCGAAAACATACAAGAAATTTTAAAAAAGATATGAATATAATATTACAACATTGGACTGGAGAGTTAGGACCTTTAGAATTAGCATCTAAAAAAAATATGGAGCATTATGCAAAATATTGCAAAGCGTCATATGAATTAATTTTAGGTAATCAATTTAGACCAAAATTAGATCCCTGCTGTCAAAAATTAATAATGCTGGATGAAAGATTTGACATATATGATGATGTACTAATGGTAGATCTCGACATGTTTGTAGTAAAGCACGTTAAAGAAAATATATTCGATATACCCGGAGTTGGATTAAATTCTGCAATTCAACAGACTCTATTTGCTTCTATGCTAAAACATAAAAAATATAAAAGATTAATGGATAAAGATGGTCCTTTTTGGGGAGGAGCATTTTGGAAATTTACAAATCAGCAAAGAAAACAGTTAAGAAAATTTATTGTCGATAGTGAAATGAAAATCTTTAATGGAAATTTTAATGACGAAGGAATAATACACAGATTAGCAAGTCAAGCCAAATTGAAACAAGCAGATGTATCCGAAGAATGGTGCTGGGGAAATTGTTTTCCTGGTTATGAAAAAGCAAAAATGATACATATTAGACACAAGTTTAAATTAGAAGGACCAAAAGTTCCTAAAATAGAAGTTTTAAATCAATTAAAAAAAGAAGGAGTTGTTGAATGAAAATATTAGTAACCGGGGCTACCGGATATATTGGTGCCCACTATGTTAAAGTTGCGGCGGACCATGGACATGAAGTAATTGCCACTGATTTTAATTTAAATCAAAATAACATAGAAAAATATTCATCCAAAATTATAGATTGGGACTTTCGTAAACCTTCTCCAATGAAAATGTCGTTTGACAAAGTAGTGCATATTGGAGCAATGGGTTCAGTTCCTTTATCAATGAAAGATCCTTGGTTATATTATGAAACGAATGTAGTTGGTACAAAAAATGTGATTGACTTTGCTGAATGTGATCACTTTGTTTATTGTTCTACTGGTTCGGCATTTGATCCTGCCGCATCACCATATGCTACTACAAAATATGGTGGCGAATTACTCACAAAACAATTTAAAGAGAATCACAGTCTTGTTAGATTCTATAATGTGTGCGGTAACAACGGATTCAATAAATTTGATGACAAATATTCACATCTGATAAGAAAAGCCGCGGCAGTGGCTAACGGTAAGTTTGATACATTGGAAATCTTTGGCACTGATTATGATACTAGAGATGGAACTTGTATTAGGAATTATACTCATGTTACAGATATTGTTGATTCTTTACAAAAGATAGTAGAAAATAAACCAACTGGAGTCATTGATTGTCTTGGATCACCAGAGGGCGTAAGTGTAAGGGAAGTTATCGATACGATGTGTAATGTATCAAAGAAAAACCTACATATCATCGAAAAAGCAAGACGACTAGGTGACATACCTATATCAACTGTGCCAGATAAATCAATTCACTTCAAGCAAACTAAATCAGTTGCTGACATGTGTATAGATGCTTTGGAGCATGAAGTATGACATTATGGGAAACTATGTTGGTAGACATTCGATCTGAATTTCAAAATAAGAAAAAATTCTTACAGCATAAAACTATTTCTAAAACAATCAGTCCAAATCAAAGAAAGAATACATTAATCCATTTGGATTACGTCAAGAAAAACGAATATTTTTCCAATGAAGTCTTGCCTAAAGTCCTGGATTCAACAGTCGGTGGCCCAAAACTATTTCAAGGAGTCAGTCAAGGAACTGCTCAACATTGTCATTACTTAATGGTGATGCTGGAACATCTTGGTTTAAAGATTACAGACTTTGATCACATATCCGATATCGGTGGTGGGTATGGTAATTTTTATAGAATGGCAAAGTTATTGGGATATAAAGGAAATTTTGATATAGCGGATTTTCCAATCATGCATGAAATACAAGAATACTATATAAAGCAACATAGTCTTGATCTCCCAAATTTTATTGGAATAAATGATTTAAATCCAATTAGTAAAAGTATTCTTTTTGGGTTCCATAGCATTAATGAAATGCCTCTTTCTGATAGAGATATACTTGAAGAAAAGTATTATCTATATGACCATGTAATGATACTTTACAATAGTGAATTTGACGGTATTAATAACTTTGAATATTTCAGTAGTTTAAAAGAACGCATGAGCAAAAATTTTACAATAAACATAATTCAAGCACCACTGAAAACCAACGGTGCTTTTTTTATAGGATCAAAAAAATGAACCCAAATGATTTATTAACGTACAAACGATTTGATGTTGTTGTCAAATATATGTATGCATCCAATTTATCAAGTGAATTTTATAAAAATGCTTACAAAGAACATCTTAAAATTTGGAATGGCTTTCATGAAGGAAATCCAAAAAAGAATGGGTTTGAAGAATTTGACAATGCATTTAAATCGATTATTAATAACACAGTTGATGAGCCAGTTCCAGTGAATCCTGAAGGTCATATTGCCAATGGTGCTCATAGATTAGCCGCCGCGTTATATCATCAAAGACCTATTAATACTAGAAATACAAATTCGAAGGAAAATTATCCTATTGAAGCCGATTATAAAGTCTTTCATAAAAAAGGACTGCAAAGACATATCTTACAAAGAACTGCATTAGAGTATGCAAAACTTAAATCTAACACTCATGTCATATGTTTATTTCCTATTGCTCATACACGCATGGATGAAGTAATGAATATTATTGAGAAACATTCTAATATATTTTATAAATCATCTGAAGTATTAAATGCCACAGGACAACTTGGTTTAATAAAAGAAATATATCTTTCTGATGGTTGGGCTAACGAAAAAGGAATAAGAAAAAAATGTAAGCAGTGTTTTCGAGGAATGAGCAAAGTAACCTTTGTGTTGATAGATGCAAAAAATCTTGAAACTGTTAAAGAAATGAAAAAAGAGATTAGAGCATTATTCAAAGTTGGCAACCATTCTGTTCACATTAATGACTATCATGTAGACACGATTCGTATAGCAAAAACAGTGTTCAATGATAATAGCATACATTTCCTTAATAATAGAAAAGATACTTTGTTTCCTAATTACAAAAAACTAATGTCTGATACAAAATCAGATGACAACACAATTATTACTGGTTCAACTGTATTATCGCTATACGGTTTAAGGGATTGCAAAGATATAGATTTAATTTATTTTAATAATCCACCCGTTGACTCGCATAATCAATATGTTGGAACACTTTATAAATTAACTCTAGACGATATTTTTAATAATCCAATGTATCATCTATATTACAATGGTTTTAAATATGTGTCTTTAGATGTTATAAAAAACATGAAGAAAATACGGAATGAACCAAAAGATGTTATAGATGTAAAATTAGCAGAGGAAATAAAATGAAAAATTTAATTTATCAAGTATGGGCAGGCGACATGAGACCTGGTTGTAGGTACAGTGAAAAACTATTTAGAGAATATGCAGAAAGAATTGGGGCAGATTACAGATTAGATATAAGTCCTAATATTGCCAGTAAGTATGTGCGTAAAGACGGCATGTATTTTGAATGGTTAAATCCTATGCTAGATGATTCGTTCCTTGAATACGATAATGTCTGTGTAATCGATTTGGATGTGTTTCCAGTTGATAATTTAACTAAAAATATTTTCGACGAGCCAATTAAAGACTTTGGCATCTGTACTGAACCTTTTCAAGGTAAGTATCGTGAATCTACAACTATAGGTAAAAACATAAACAAAAAGAGTGACGAACGATGGGCTCGAGCAGTTGAATCAAAATACGGTACAGCCATGCCTCGAGATGCTGATGGATATGTAAAAGTATATAATGCTGGTATGGTAATGTTTACAAAGAAAGGTATGCAACTTGCTAGAGAAAAATTTGTACCTTTTCAAGAATATATGGATTATATTAGAGCCTGTGGCTTAGGTAGATTCTACAGTGTGGATCAGAATTATTTTCATGCTATGATGGTAACGCATAGCGAATATACTGAAATGGATAATGGCTGGAACAATTATGTCCACGGTGTTCGTGGTCCTTTAGCATCACAAGATCCAGTGAATGATAGTAGAAATGAACTAACTAAATTTGTACATATTCAATTGAGTGGTGCAGATTATTTTAACAATGAACAATTATATAATATTACTAATTCAGCAAGATCAGAATGGAATGTGGAAGGTATACAATGATAGTAGCAAATCTTAAAGAAACAAAAAACATTAATGAATATCAAACTTCGTTAAAACAACAATTGCAGAAAGCACATGGAGAACAATACACAGATTACCTAGACGAAATTTCAAGATTAACAAAAAAATCGCAATCTTATAGAGAAATAGGAACATTTCAAGGTGCTTCTACATCTACAGCAATGATGAATATGATCCCATACATTGAAACTATTGATCTTGACTTTGTTCATATTAATCCTCACAAACATATTTTTGAAACACACGCACAACAAAATAAAATAGAATTTAAAATGATTCAAACTGATTCGTTGAAATATAACATAGATAAAAAAACTGAGGTACTTTTAATAGACGGATATCATAATCCAAAACACGTGTTAAAAGAATTAGACAAGTATGCACCTTGGACAACACAAACTATTGTACTACATGATACAACATTATTTCCAAGATTATGGAAATCTGTACAAAATTTTCTATCTTCTCATCAAGACTGGAAACTTGTTTATAGACATACAGTGAATGCAGGCTACACAGTATTAGGAAAGAAATAAAATGAATTTAAAAGAAATTTTTATAAAAAACAAATGTGATAAGGCTACAAAGCACAGATATTACGAATTGTATCAACAAGATTTTGATAAATTTCAAAATGATGAAATTAACATATTGGAAATTGGCACGTTCAAAGGAGAAAGTACCCATTCTTGGCTTGATTATTTTCCTAAAGCACAAGTCTATACAGCAGATACATTTGAAAGGGTTCCACCAGAAAAGATTCCTGCATTAAAAAATGATCGTGTACAATGGTACAAACTTGATAGCACTTCATTAAACTGTAAAGAAAATTTTAATAATTTAGGTATCCAATTTGATTTTATAATCGACGACGGACTACATACTCCTGAAGGGCAACGGTTGACTTTTGAAAATTTAATCGATTGTTTAAAACCCACAGGATCATATTACATTGAAGATGTATGGATGTTAAACAAAGGAAACAATATGTCACATTGGTGGGTTAAAAAACATTCAAAAGATTTTACTATGGAAAAATTCAATAAATTAATCGATTCAGTCAATAAATTTAAAGTATCGGAACATGATTTTAGTAGTTCAAAAATTCCAGATAGTTATATATTGAAAATTAAAAAATGAAAGCATTTATTATAACTCTGATGAATGATGCATGGAGTTTGTCATATGCTGAACGTTGCTTACAAAGTTTACAAGATACAGAAAGTGATATTGAAGCCACATTGTTCGATGCCACAACACCTGAAACTATTAAACCGGTTGCTTGGACATGGCCAACTGGTAAAAAAATTACTTGTACAAAAACTAATCTATTTTTAAAACCTTATAAAACATACGACAACAACAAACGAATTGCCGCGGCTCAAAGTCATTTTAACTTGTGGCAAAAATGCGTAGACATGAACGAATCCATAATGATATTGGAACACGATGCTGTCTTTACAAGAAAATTTACCAAACCCAAACATTTTGATGGTGTGGGAGCCTACAGCATAAATGATCCTAGAGGAGCCACTTTCAAATCCAAAGAATATCATTCTGCATTATCTGATGGATTTAATTCTGTGCCTTGGGTAGCACCAAAGAATATTCCACAAGGACTGCCAGGACATTCTGCTTATGTGATTACACCATGGGCGGCTCGTGACATTATACAAAAACAAAACAGCATAGGATGGTGGCCCAATGACGCTATTATGTGTAGTCAGTTGTGCGAATGGCTGTTTGTTTACAAACCATACTTCACCAAAACACAAGGCGTCAAATCTACCACTTCACTGTAAATTTGCCAATAAATATTTTTATATGAAAGTTTTTGTAGGCTATGACACGAGAGAAGATATTGCATATCAGGTTTGCGAACATTCAATCTACACACATTCATCAGATGCAGAAGTACAACCATTAAATCAACAAACACTACGACAGGACAAATGGTATTGGAGAGAATTAGATAAACTAGCATCAACTGAGTTTACATTCACAAGATTCTTAATACCAGCCCTAGAAAATTATAAAGGTTGGGCATTGTTTTGTGATTCCGATATAGTTTTTACAACTGATATAAAAGAATTATTCGATCAAGCAGATGACAAGTATGCTGTCATGTGTGTAAAACATGACTACACACCCAAGCCTGGAATTAAAATGGATGGTCAAAAACAAACTGTGTATCCAAGAAAAAATTGGAGTTCTGTTGTGCTGTACAACTGTGGACACAAATCAAACGAAAAATTAACAGTGGATTTAGTAAACAATCCCAATTATGATGGAGCATACTTTCACCGATTCAGTTGGTTGAAAGATGAAGAAATTGGTTCGCTCGATCACAGTTGGAATTGGCTTGTGGGATGGTATAAGTCTCCACAAGATGGTGAGCCTAACGCCTTACACTACACAGAAGGCGGCCCTTGGTTCAAAAATTATCGTAATTGCGAATACGGTGATGTTTGGAAAAAATATCTTCACACAATGATGAATAGTAAATGATATGCACTATTATTTTGATGGACAAGATGAAATACTACAACACTGGAATAGAGGACTAGGAGCTCATTTCCTACCGTTTGAAGCAATCAAAAAAACTTCTTTGGACAACACAGTTAGTTTTAGAAGTCTAGCAAAAAGAAAAATAATCAACGATTGTAAAAATTCAGGAAGAACATTTTACTATATCGACACAGGATATGTGGGTAATCTCATAAAGAAAAAACTGTTTCACAGAGTTGTAAAAAATGATGTGCAACACAGTCAAGTGTTTGATGTTCCTGATGATCGTTGGAGAAAGATACAAGCAAAAAGTCCTGAATTAGAATTTGTAGAATGGCGTAAGAATCATAAAGGTAAAATCTTACTAGTAGTACCAAGTGAAAAGCCATGTAAATATTATAACATAAACAGAGATCAATGGGTCAATGATACTTTGAATGAATTAGCAAAATACACTGATAGAGAAATTATTGTTAGAGACAAAGGCAAAAGACATGAACGAGTTGGTGCAGGCAGTGTGCCTAAATTCTTAATAAAAGAACAAATTTATGCCACAGTGACATATCAGTCTATTGCGGCTATTGAAAGTGTTTGTGCAGGTGTGCCTGCATTCACTATGGAACGAACTGCCGCAGACAGTGTGACATCACAAGATTTAAGCAAGATAGAATCACCATTCTATCCATCAAGAGATCAAGTACACAAATGGCAACATTGGTTGGCGTATTGCCAATATCATATCAGAGAATTGGGTTCTGGACAAGCAAAAGCAATAATGGAAAAATATGGATTATTATGATTAGTGTTGTAGGATACATGAAGGTTATTCCGCCTGGAAATAAAAAACCACAAAAGCCTTTAATAATAAAAAACTTTATTGAAGGTGTGAATAGATGCGGCGACAAAGGAATAATAAGCAATTCTTGGACAGTGGTTCCAGCAGATGTGTCTGTGCTACAAGGATTTGTACATCAACAACCACAAAAACACAGACATCTAATGTTACGAAAATCTGTGTTTGAAACACAACAAAAAAGAAACAAACGCACCATGATTGTGGATTCCAGTTTGTTTTTGTATGCAGATCCAACTCAATCAAAAAATTATTTGCGTTATGGATACGATGGTATCTTTCCTAACACAGCAGAATACTGTTATGACAATCCAGATCCATTACGATGGGAAATAATTAAAAAAGACCTAGGCATAGATTTAAAACCCTGGAGATTGGGTGGCGGAAAATATATTTTAATCTGCTGTCAGAGAGATGGTGGTTGGAGTATGGGTGGACTAAAAGTTAATGTTTGGTTACAACATGCTATTCAACAAATAAGAAGTTTCACAAAAAAAGAAATAAGAATAAGATTCCACCCAGGAGATAAATCATCTAGACAATGGGCTAATCTTGTAAGACAATGGATAAACAGCGGACAATCAACATATCAAAATATTGCAATCAGTGGTGCAAAAAACTTAATAGATGAATTTGCTCATGCACATGCAGTGGTTGGACACAACTCTAGTCCAACAGTAGCATCTGTTATCGAAGGAATACCCACATTGGTCACAGACCCTGACGGTGCTCAAATTAAAGGAGTGAATTTAGAAAAATGGCAAGACATAGAATCTCCTAAAGAATTTGATAGAGAACTGTGGATAAGACGCATAGCACAAATACACTGGACATTGGACGAAGTGAAAGCAGGATTGGCATGGAAACATTTAAGGAAATACGTCAAATGATCACTGCATTAACTACATTTCATAAATCAGGGCTAGACTTGTACGGACAAAGATTCATAGACAGTTTTGCAAATAACGTCGACAAAAAAATTAAATTGTTGGTGTATGCAGAAAATTGCACGCCTGTCAATCCAGATGCAAGTCAAATAACAATTATAGATTCAAAAGAACTAGAAAAATTAAATCAATTCAAATCACGTTGGGGCAATGTGCCAAAAGCAAATGGCAAATGTCCTTTTCCAGAAAAGCGTCCAAGAGATCATCATAAAGAATTTAAATGGGACGCTGTAAGATTTGCAAATAAAGTTTATGCTGTATTTGATGCTGTGGATAGAACTGACGACACATGGACTGTGTGGATAGATGCAGACACCTATGTGCATTCACCTATCAATTACGAACAATTCACACAACTGTTGCCAAAAGATAAATGGATAACGTTTGTTGGCAGAGGTAAAGGATCACAAACATGGCCCGAGTGTGGCTTTTATGGGTTGAACAACAAACACGACACTTGTAAAAAATTTTTAAAAGAATTTGAACGCATGTATCAAGAAGCAGACAATGGAATTTTCAAACTAGATGAATGGCACGACAGTTATGTGTTTGGCAAAATATTAAATCAACTTGCACCAATTGACGACAACTTCCATGATTATTCAAAAGACATATACAACAAAACTGCTAAGACAGGTGGTGGTGGACATCCGCTGATTAACTCAGTTTTAGGAAATTACTTTGATCACATGAAGGGCGATAGAAAAAATAAAGGAAAAAGCCAAAAGAAAGACTTGCTTGCCAATCGCACAGAGTCATACTGGAATGCAATTTAGTTTATTCACAGACAACGGTCCGTTAAACAGTCCTCTTGTATGGGAGGCTGTACAATCTGGATTACAAAGATTAGGACACTCCGTTGATCAAAACAATCTAGACACAGAAGTTCCTGTAATTTGGTCACTGTTGTGGAATGGAAGAATGACAAAAAATAAATCTGTTTGGGAACATTTTAGATCCAAAAATAAAAATGTGCTTGTAGTGGAAGTGGGTGGTATAAAAAGAAATACAACTTGGAAAGTTGGATTGAATGGAATTAATAGAGCAGGAGATTTCGGACCAAAAAATAATAACAATGACAGAGTAAAACAATTTAATCTTGATCTCAAGCCTTGGCGTACAGATGGTGAACACATTCTAGTATGTTTACAACACACCAAAAGTGAACAATGGAAAAATATGCCAACACAAGAACAATATGTTATAGACACTGTGAATACCATAAGAAAACACACAGATAGAAAAATCATAATACGATCTCATCCTAGATGTGTATTACAAAATCCACCTATTTTAGAAAATGTCAATTACGAAATTCCAAAACAAATTGCAAACACATATGATGATTTTGACTTAAATTTTTCTAATGCTTGGGCAGTTGTAAGTTACAGCAGTAACCCAGGAATACATGCTGTATTGAATGGTATTCCTGCTTTTGTGGGTGAACAAAGCCTTGCTTATGACGTTGCAAACACAGATTTCAGCACCGTTAACAGCCCAAAGACCCCTGCTAGACAGCAATGGCTTAATGATTACACGCACACTGAATGGACAATTGAAGAAATAGCACAGGGCACGCCTTTTTCAAGATTGACTTTTTAACCAAAATCATTTATAATAATGGTATGCGTAAAATTACCATAGAAGAATGTTTAGAACTGATGGCAGGTCTGGCTGTCAATGCCACTGTGGTGCCTGCATTTATAGTGTTAGACAGAGATAAGAAAATTATCTTTGACATTGCCAAGAAGGTTTTTAAAGGCACAGCACTCACTGATAGGCAGTTGGAAGCAGTGAAAAAAATATTAATTACAAGATATAAATCACAATTTAGAATACGAGGCATAGATTTAGAAAACAGCGTAAACAACCTTAGACAACCTTTAAGACATCTAGATAGAAGTGAATACATCAGAATAGAAAATGGTAGTGATTATTTAGAACCTTATTGGTCAGGATTTACACCACAAAAAGTTATTGTTGTTAGATTCCCATTTAACATGACGTATTCAAAAGCCATGTCAGCAGTAAGAAAATTGCTAGGCCCTGTACCAAGCAGATATTACTCACAAAAATTAAAAGACAAATACATTTTGCCTTACACAGAAAAGATTGTACACAGACTGATATCTAACTTTAAAAATAAGATTAAGGACATTGACCCTGTGTTATTAGATGTGCATGATCAATGTGAAAAACTTTACAAAAGACCCGATCAATTTGTGCCTGGTATTTACAACTATCAAATCAAAAATAGTTCACCAGTTACCACACAATACCATAGAGAATATTTTGGCGATCCAGCAAAAGAAAATTTACATCTATATTATGACAGAAAAGAAAAACTAGGTTTACATTATTTTGATAAAAACAATTTAGCAGAGTCATCAAGCAATTTATCAACACTATCAAAAGCAATATTAGAAAGACAATATTCAAAAATAAATTTAGATTCCGAAAAATGGAAACTAGAACAAATAGTGGATACAGTAATAGAATTAAGAAGATTTCCATTAATGGTTGTTTTGAAAGGTGACACTGAACAAAACAGTTTGGAAGACTTGCACAACACACACAAACTGTTTAAAAATCTTATACCTAAAAATGAAATTTCTGTATTGGCAAGATGTAAAAATTCAACAAGTTTTGGTAAAGAATTTAATGAATATGTGAAAGATAATCAATTAAATAATTCACTTGCAAAATCAACAAAAATAGTGTATATTACAAGTAAGAAGATTCCGAAGCCGTTGTTAACATCTGATTGGGAAGCCGAAGCAGTGTTGGTTTGTGATAACACAAGAGCCTACACCAAAGTGGACAAATATGTTAGCACAATTGATTTGCAATTACAAATTAATGGTCAAGATAGTTATTGGAGTCGAGTGCATTATGGAGCAGATACTATATGAGATGTAAAATTGTAATCACAGACGAGGTCAATGTAAAGATCGAAGGATTGCCTGTTGACGTTAGAAGAAAGATTGCAAATAAGTTTAAATTTTCAGTGCCTTATGCACGTTACTTGCCACAGTATAAATTAGGTAGATGGGATGGTAAGGTTGGTTTCTTTGGTTTAGGTGGTAATGGTTATGTGAATCATTTAGAAAAGATTATAGAATATCTGCACGAATCGGGTGTTGAGATAGAAGAAGTAGATGACAAAAGACATAAATTTGATTTAGTATTTGATAAAATTGATAAAGATTATTTTGCAGATAAATCGTGGCCCAAAGGACACATATGCGAAGGACAACCAATCGAATTGCGAGATTATCAAGTGGATGTTATTAATAATTTTATAAAAGAGCCACAAAGTTTACAAGAGGTTGCCACTGGTGCTGGTAAAACAATCATCACTGCGGCATTGAGCAGTATATGTGAAAAGTTTGGACGTACACTAGTGATTGTGCCAAACAAAGGATTGGTTACACAAACAGAAGAAGATTACGTAAATGTGGGACTGGACGTGGGAGTATATTTCGGCGACAGAAAAGAATTAAATCGTACGCACACAATTTGCACATGGCAAAGTCTAAATGTGCTGGATAAGAAATCTAAAGCAGGAGAATCTGTGTTAACTCTAGCAGATTTTTTAGACGGAGTGAAAACAGTTATCATAGATGAGGTTCACCAAGCAAAGGCAGAAGTGTTAAAAAAATTGTTAACACAACATCTTAGAAATGCTCCTGTGAGATGGGGACTGACTGGCACAGTGCCGAAAGAACAGTTTGAATTTCAAAGCATACTAGCAAGTATTGGTCCTGTTGTTAATCAGATATCAGCAAAAGAGTTACAAGATAAAGGTGTTTTATCTAAATGTCATGTAAATGTGGTACAGTTGATTGACACAGAAGTTTACACAAACTATCAAGAAGAATTAAAATACTTGGTCACAAATGAAAAAAGAATAGATTACATTGGAAAATTGTGTAACAAAATTAAAAGCGGTGGTAACACTCTTGTGCTGGTTGATCGACTTACAGCAGGAAAAAAATTAGCAGAACTAATAGACGATAGTGTGTTTATTCAAGGTGAAACAAAGTTGGCAGATAGAAAAGAACAGTATGACGAAATCAGTGATTCAGACAACAAAGTGATTATTGCAACATATGGTGTAGCCAGTGTAGGTATTAACATACCGAGAATATTTAATCTAATATTGATTGAGCCTGGCAAATCATTTGTGAGAGTTATACAATCGATTGGCAGAGGAATACGTAAAGCCAAAGACAAAGACTTTGTGCAAATTTGGGATCTTACTTCAAGTTGCAAATTTGCTAAAAGACATTTAACACATAGAAAAAAATTTTATAAGGAAGCAAATTATCCTTTTACAATAGAAAAGGTGGATTGGACAAAATGAGAATAGCAGGTGCACAAATACCAGTAACAAACGATGTTAAAACAAATTTTGAAAACATAATGAAGGCATGCGAATGGGCGGTAGAAAATAAAGTAGATTATTTGTTTACACCGGAAACATCATTGAGTGGTTACAACACTATGGCATTCAATATCAATACTTGTAAAGAAACAGAAGACGCATTAGAAAAATTAGTAGAATATGCATCAAGCCACAAACTAGGATTAATTGTTGGCACACTGTGGCTAGAAGACAAAGACAAAGTTAATGGTGCATTTTTCGGAGTCAAATCAAATCAATTAAGATTTTATAATCAAGAAGGCGAATATATTGGATCTACAAAGAAATCTAAACTTGTAAGTTTTGATGCAGACTGTGAACCTGAAACAAAAAACCCAGTGGTAACAATCACAAAAGGAGAAGATAAGTTAAAGATCGGTGCTCTTATCTGTAATGATCTTGTTGGTAATTATTATTGGGGTGGAGATAATCTTGCTAAAAAACTTAAAGAAAATGCACAACCCGATTTAATAATACATGCAAGTAACACTCAAAAGGATCAAGGTAAACATGTTAAACTATTACACGACAACTTTCATGATGCATGTACGCAATTGGTTGCTTATGCAACTAACACACCAATATTGGCTGTGGACAATCCTTGGCACATACATGGAGTAGAAACACAAGATGGCACATCTTTCACATCAGGCATTTATCTTCCATTAGAGGCAAAACACAAAGCACCCAAAACAGGCACACAATATTTTTACTATGATCATAGTAACATAACTCATTCATTTTCGGAAGGAACAAACAAATGAAAATATTAACAGTGGAGAACACTCCATACGATCTAAACAAAATGCCACAAACAGTGTCAGACGACATGGCATTCAGTGTGTTAGATAACAGCAACCCAAAGGAGCCAGACTTCTTTTTCTTGCCATTAATTTATATTGAATCTTTTAATGCTCCAGCAATAGTTTTAGATATCAATGGTAAAGAGATTACCATGCCGTTGGATTGGAGTATAGCAGTTGGCGACAAAGAAGACAGCAACACAGTTGAAGTTGTGCCATTAACAAGTATTGCAGATAGAGGATTCTCAGCATTTATTTTTAATCCACTAGATGGATTTAAAGCAGATTTTTACGAAGTGAACGTTGTAAACTTTTACAATGATGTAAAATGGTACTTTCCAAAAATAAAAAATAATCAACTATTGTCAACTCCGTTGACTGATACAAAAAGTCCAGATTGTGCATTTTTTGTAAAAGATATTTCAAGACAGTGTGAAAGTATAGAGTACACATCATTGTTGTAATGCCAAAAAAGAAAGAAAGTGCAATGATTTACGAAAGTCCAGACGGTGGAGCAACTGTGTATGCTCGACCAATTGATGGCAAAGGTGAACGTGTGCTGATCGAAGAACCAAAATATCCTGATTGGTATTTGACAGAATTAGAGATAAACGAAGTTGTAGATTATGCAAATGAAGGAAACAAGTCTTTACAAATACAGTTAAAGAAGTTAAAATTAATGTATAATCTAATTAAAGAAAACAGATGGTAACAAAAACAAACAAACTACCTTTAAAAGACATACTGGCGGCTATCGATATGAATGCTAAAAATGTATGGGACGACTTATCTGATGATGAACGTAAGCAGGTATCGTTTTATCTATTGAATAGATATGTTAGTGCTATCAAAGGAAAACCCGAAGAAAAGCAATTACAAATATTCAAGACAAACGAGTACTACAACAAAAATTTCTTTACGTTGACCAAACACAAAAAGTTATTATGGTTTTTGTTGTGTATGACTGCTAATGATACAAAATCAATAAGATATCATGAGTGGATTGGTTACAAACAAAAAGGTAGCAACAGTACGGCAAAAGCAATGAAGTTTTTAGAAAAATTGTATCCGTCTAGAAAAGAAGATGAATTAAAACTGTTAGCAAGTATTAACACAACAAAAGAATTAAAACAATTGGCAGAAGATTTAGGAATGACAAAAGAACAAATTAAGAAAACATTTTAATGATTGAAAAACTTTATTCATGCAAATATTGTAATGCAAAATTTGCCAAAGAAAAAACATTAACAGTGCATATGTGTGAACAAAAAAGAAGATTTACACAAAAAGATGAACGAAGAGTGCAACTGGGATTTCAAACATTTGTTAGATTTTATGAATTATGTCAAAAATCCACTAAGACAAAGACATATGAAGAATTTTGTAAATCACCTTACTATACGGCATTTGTAAAATTTGGCAGTTTTATTAGTAACGTAAAACCATTATATCCTAACAAATACATCGACTATGTGGTCACCTCTGGTGTAAAATTGGATCATTGGTGTAGAGAAGAAATGTATTTAAAATATGCAGGTGATTTAATTTTAAGAGAACGTGTAGAAACAGCAATGGAAAGATCAATTAAAACAATGATGGATTGGGGCGATGAAAAACAAGCACCTTGGAGTGATTATTTTAGGTATGCAAGTCTTAATAGAGCAGTGATAGACATCAAAGACGGAAAGATATCACCTTGGTTAATATTAAATTGTAAAAGCGGCAAAACCATGATGAAGAATTTTAATGACGAACAATTACAGATTGTGTATCCAGTGATGGATCCATCACATTGGGCACTTAGGTTCAAACGGTTGCCGGCAGATGTTGAAATGGTGAAAGAAGTAATAAAGGAGGCAAAACTATGATTAAAGAACACAATGTTGTTCCATTATTTGGAATACCACTTTGTCAGACACAAATACAACCATACGAAGAAAGTGAAAAATTTCTAAAAGAAAAAATAGAATATGTTGAAAGATCACACAAAGTATCATACATGTCTAAAGATGATTATGTGCTAGATAATGAAAACTTAATGCCACTTAAAAAAGAAATCGAAACGCAAGTAAGTGAATTTATGCATGGATATTTAGACATACACGAGAAACATAAATTTATTATTACAACAAGTTGGTGTAATAGATATGAACATAACCATTTTATACAGGAACATTATCATAGTAACAGTTTAATATCCGGAGTATTGTTTTTATCAGATTGTCAAGACACAGCAAATATTGTATTTCATAAAGATAAAAATCATACAAATATTTTTACTGATACAGTTAGATTAGATCACAAAGATGAATTTGATTATGTTAACAAAAGAAGTTATCTATATCATCAATCTAAAATGGCAATTAGTCCAAAGAAATGGGATTTGGTTATGTTTCCAAGTTTTTTAAATCACAGTGTTGAAGTCAACACTAGCACAACTAATGTAAGACACTCCCTGTCATTTAATGTTTGGGTAAAAGGTGAAATAGGTGGTGGACACAGCAAATTGGTATTATAATGTTTGATGTAGATATAGACTTTGCAGATAGAAATGTGTTGTTAGAAAAACTAAAACACAGAATTGCCAAACTAGGAAACGGCAAGAAGCACAACACTGGAGTCTACTTCACAGAAATTCCTCATGATCCTGCTACTAACTTGTCCACTCTGGATTACGAAACTGCTGAAGATAGAAATTACTTCAAACTAGATTGTTTAAATGTCAGTATCTACAAAGATGTAAAAGACAACGATCATTTAAACAAACTGATGACAACAGAACCGATGTGGGAACTATTAGAAGCAAAAGAATTTAGTGATCAAGTCTTTCATTTAAACGGACATAATGAAATATTAAAAACATTGAAACCTAAAAACATAGAACAACTAGCGGCTGTGTTGGCAATAATACGTCCAAGTAAACGGTATCTTTTACACAAAGATTGGAACACAATAATGCAAGAAGTATGGACAAAGCCAACAGATGACAAATACTTCTTTAAGAAATCTCACGCAACATCATATGCATTCGCCGTGGTTGTACACATGAATCTTATCTGTGAACAATTAACTTGATTATTTAGGCTTACGAACCAGTTGGACTGATTTTCTCTTGCTTCGTTTCATGGCAAGATTACTAAGGCTTGTGATTGGACCGATCTTTACACTGACATCTTTTGTGTTCATCATCATCAAGACATCCTTGAATTTCGCTAATTCTTTACGCAGAAAAATATTAATAGGGATCATCCTATTGCTTTCCCACCACCAAGTTTGACACAATTTAATGAATTTTTCTCTGGCGTTTGTGTGTATTTCTTCGTACACATAGATAGAGGTAATAGAGGTATCTTGGTTGTTGATTACCCCAACGTACTCTTTTCCACCGTATTCGACGACCGAGATAAACGGAAAGTTCTTTTCTATGTCGTTTAACAGCATTTTAATATCAATAAATACATAAGATTATGCAACTTGTGCCAAAATATTTATTAAATAACAGTGTGACTCTTACCGCAAACCTGGCAGGAGAAATAACGGAGTATAGATCAGTGTATCAGAGAAATTTAAACATCGCAAAAGGAATAGACAACCTAGTTCAATTCAATGTGCTTAATGCAGATCAGAAACCCGTGTCTATACTGGATACATACACACCTAAGTTTCAAATGTATGACGAAAACAACAGATTAGTAGTATCAAAAGATGGAACAGTGATCGAGACATCTACACCAAGCAAAGTGGGACACTTTACAATTACGATATCTGAAAATGATTTATTAAACTTAAAATCCCAATACATGCATTACATTGTGTATCTACAAAAAAATTCAGATGCATCAAAAACTATATTGCATAGTGGTACTAATTTTTCAAATAAAGGCACAGTGTTTGTGAGCACAGAAGAATTTCCAGGTCCAATAGATTCGTATTCAGTGACAACATTTACTGAAGACAACCCAAGTTCAGGGGTGTTTGTTTCAGAAACAATCACAGCAGAACCAACAATCAATGGCAATTCGGCACTGCACACTGTGGCATATTATCTTGATGAAGCAGTTGGTGATATCGTTGTGCAAGGAACTCTTGCCAATCAAGTTGATGGAGATACATTTTGGTCAGATATTAACACCTTCACGTCAACACTTTCAGACAGTTTAGAATATGTAAACTTCAATGGAGTATACAGTTATTTGAGATTCAAGCATACACTCACTTCTGGTAGCGTTACCAAAATATTAATTCGAAATTAATTGACTTTTATCACTTTTTAATTTATAATAAAAGCATGAATATTGTGCTTGACGTTTTACAAACTTATCTTCCTTCTAAAAGAAAACAGACCCCTAGTGGTTGGGTGGCTTTCAACGCACCGTGTTGTCAACACAACGGCACAACTCCTGATACAAGACAACGAGGAGGATTGATTGCCAAAGCAGACGAGAGTGTAAGTTTCCATTGTTTCAACTGTGGGTTTAAAACAAGTTGGCGTATCGGAAGAAATTTATCATATAAAATGAAAAAATTTATGAGATGGTTGAACATGCCTGATGACGTAATCACAAAATTGGCACTTCAGGTTTTACAACAAAAGACCGATGACACTGGATTTAAATCGATTGTCACATTGCCAAAATTTACGATTAAGGAACTGCCGCCTAAAGCAAAACCAATACATGAATGGGCAACATACAAAGATTTAGAACCGGGCGGTGTTGATAAAGATTTATTTTCTGTGATGGAATATATTGTTAAAAGAAAATTGACACTGGATGATTATGATTTTTATTGGAGTCCTGAAGCAGGATTCAGAGATAGATTGATTATACCTTTTATGCATCAAGCAAAAATTGTTGGATACACAGCAAGAAAGGTTGTGGAGAGTAAAGTAAAATATCTATCAGAACAACAACCAGGATATGTGTTCAACACAGATGCTCAAGATGATGACAGAAAATATATCGTAGCAATGGAAGGTCCCATTGATGCACTTGCTGTTGATGGCGTTGCTCTATTAGGCAGTGAGATCAAAGAACAACAATCGACACTGGTGAATAGTCTAGGAAAACATGTGATTGTGGTTCCCGACAGAGACGAAGCAGGACAAAAACTAGTTTGGGACAGTCTTGAAACAGGATGGAGTGTCAGTATGCCGGATTGGGATCAAGAAATCAAGGATGTCAATGATGCTGTATGTAAATATGGTAGACTTCATACATTGTACACAATAATTAAAAATGCTGAAGATTCACAATTAAAAACTAAACTGAGGATGAAAAAATGGTTCGCATAAAAAATTTTATAAAAAAAGCGATTTCAATTTTGTTTTTCCCTATCACAAAACTTGTAACATACATCAAATACAAGAAGAAGATTAGAGAATTACAAAAAAGAGACCCTTTTATTTACAAATAGAATGTATTTTGTAATAGAAGGAATTCACACAAATCCAAATAATATGAAAACTTTGGATAAAACAACGAGAAAGGAATACGGTCCTATGAATAAAAAAGAAGCCAACGAACTAGCAAAGTCGTTGATTCAAAAAAATATAGACGATTTTTATCATAGAGCTTGGGTAATTGAAAGATGATAGTTTGGGGTATAACAGGAAACAATCACGATGCCAGTTTGGCAGTGATGGAATGGAAGGTACAAGGATTAACTGATCACTATGCTCTAAAATTAAAATGGGCAGGCATGAGCAAAGACTTCAGTGGTGTGCCTGGTGATCCTACCCTGTGTCCGAAACTAATGGCAGAAGTAAGAGCAAATCCTAAATGGGCCTACCCTGCAAAGATTTATTTTTATGAAAAGCCTTTGAAGAAAACTATGAGACAACTCATTGCAGGACAAGGTTGGAAATGGAAAGAAAATAATATCAAAAAGTTTTTAGCAAAATCTGGTGTACACAATGTTCCTATAGAATATATTGATCATCATCATAGCCATGCGGCATATGGATATTACACATCGGGATTTAAAAATGCGGCAGTTGTTGTTTTAGATTCGATTGGTGAGTTTGAAACATTTACTATTTGGCATGGCAGAGGTACCAAGTTAGAAAAGAAATACACTCAAAGATATCCTCACAGCATTGGATTGTTTTATTCAGCAATGACACAAAGATGTGGATTCAAAGCAAACGCAGAAGAATACAAATTGGAACAATTGGCGAAAAAAGGTAATTGGAGAAAGTATCATAGAATGATGATGGAAGAAATTATCGACACTAGAATGCCTTTCAAAACAAGAATAAATCTACACAGAGGTTGTAATTGGTGGAGACCAGAATTGAACACAGAAGAAGACATGGCAGATCTAGCCGCAACTACACAGCACATTTTTGAACAAGTGTTGATGTGTGCAAGTTCGTGGATACAGATGAATATCAAAACATCAAACATAGTTTTGGTAGGCGGGTGTGCATTGAATAAAACTGCTGTGAGTAAATTAAATGCAGTTTGGGATGATATATGGGTGCCAACAAATCCTGGTGATCCTGGATCGTGTATAGGTGCCGTGTGTGCCAAATATCAAAAGCACATTGACTTTCACGGAGAAATGTGGTATAATAAGGACAATGGTTAAACAAAATAAAGATTACGGATACGAGATACAAAAACTGTATCTTGAAATGATGTTAAGTGACGCAGAAACATTTGTGCGTTGTCAGTCCATATTTGATTACACACTGTTTGATAGAAAACTTCAAGAAACAGCAGACTTTGTGAACAAGTATGTTGTTCAATATAATTCATTGCCAACATATGACATTGTGAACAAGTCGTGTAATATGGAATTGAAGGCGGCAGATAATTTAACTGAAGAACATTTCAATTGGTTATTAGATGACTTTGAAACATTTGTTAGACACAAAAGTTTGGAAAGAGCAATATTAAAAAGTGCTGATATGTTGGAAAACGGTGAATATGGTCCAGTTGAAGAATTGGTCAAGAAGGCAGTACAAATAGGATTACACAAAGATATAGGAACAGATTATTTTGATGATCCTAAAGCAAGACTAATGGGATTGAAAGATCAAAACGGTCAGGTTAGCACAGGATGGACAACACTAGATAAAAAATTGTTTGGTGGATTCAACAAAGGTGAATTGAATATATTTGCTGGTGGATCTGGTGCAGGTAAGTCTTTGTTCCTTGCAAACTTAGGTTGTAATTGGGTGCTGAATGGTTTAAATGTTGCATATGTATCATTTGAATTAAGTGAAGCACTAGTAAGTATGAGACTAGATTCTATGCTCACTGATGTGCCTGCTAGAGAAATATTTAAAGATTTAGATGGTGTAGAAATGAAAGTTAAACTGCTTGGCAAAAAAGCAGGTAAGTTTCAAATCAAATACATGGCAAGTGGTAAAAACGCAAACGATTTAAGAAGTTATCTCAAAGAATATGAAATTAAAACTGGCAGTAAACTAGATGTTATACTGGTTGACTATTTGGATCTTATGATGCCAATCAGTAGAAAAGTTTCTCCAAGTGATTTGTTTGTTAAAGATAAATTTGTATCTGAAGAATTAAGAAACTTGTCAATGGAATTAAATGTTATCTTTGTCACAGCATCACAGTTGAACAGAGGTGCAGTTGAAGAAATTGAATTTGACCACAGTCATATATCAGGAGGTTTAAGTAAAATACAAACTGCTGATAATGTGTTTGGTATCTTTACAAGTAGAGCAATGAGAGAACGTGGTAGATATCAAATACAATTAATGAAAACTAGATCATCTAGCGGTGTTGGTCAGAAAATAGATTTAGAATTTGATTTAGATAGTTTAAGAATAAGAGATCTAGCAGAAGATGATTCAGGACAAAATTATGGTAGCAGTGGCAATAGTACCATATATAACTCATTGAAAAAAACTTCAACAGTTATAGATGATAATGCAACAGATTCATCTGAATCACAAGAAAAAGTTCCTAATCCTACAAAAGGACAATCGTTGCACAAAGCCGATACAGATAATACAGATCAAACAAAGTTGAGGGACTTTTTAAAGAACCTTGATGGCGATGAATAAACAATACAAAAGAATAGTAATTCCAAAAGGTTTAGATTTAGGAACCAGCAGACGTACTTGTACTCAGTTGGCAAACACAATTAGTGTAAGTTCTGGTTTAGAAATATTTTCAGATGTTGATCATATCCAACAAGGAGATTTAGTAATACTTGGTGGTGTTGGTGGACACGATGGTTTTCAAAAGTATCATGAGTCTTTTCAAGAAAAAAATATCGATTATGTGAATGTTGAAAAAGGATATTGTAATTGGTGGAAGCCGGTTTATTGGAGAGTTACGTTCAACGAAAATCAAATCTCAGATATAAAAGGCGAATACACTAACGAACGATTTGCCAAATTTAAACTAAAAATAAAACAATGGCAAATGGGAGATCAAGTATACATAGTTGCTCCTAGTCAAAACGGATTAGATGTGTATGGTATCAAACAAAATGTAGATCAATGGATAGAATCTACCAC